ATGTACCCAACTTCATCCGGAGTGCCACTATATATGCATATGTTATTAAGATCAAACAATCCTTTAGGGATAGGTATTTTCAAATCATGCGGCATCTCCACATCCTTGGTCACATCTACAAAAGCCGTATCAAAAGACAGTTCATCCAACGCCTTTTTAACAGCTCTTCTGTACCAGCCCGGCGTTAATTTTTGTTGCTCTTTGTCATCTAAGTCAAGCAGTACGTCAGAAATTACGTCCTGGATGCTGAGCAAATCATCAAATGAAAATGTACTCATAATTTATATATTATTTCTATAATTAACAAGATTATTTATCCATAGCATAAAATCTTCAACAGATTTCGTTCCTTTTGCTTTATTACAATAACCACAACATGATGCCACATTACCCATTGTATACCCCTTGGTATTATCTATTCGATCTATCCCATTGTAAATATATAAACCATTAAGATTAGAAATAGAACATATATTTGATGGAGAGGCTCCGCAATAATAACAATTTTCTTTGTGTAAAGCTATAATTTGTTCATCAGTTAAAGCTTGTTCAATATTTCTTCGTTTAGCGCGCTTTTTATGTCGCAGCAATACACTATTACGAGCAGCTACCCCTTCAGGAAGTCGGCACTTTTCCCACGCTTTTTTGACATTTTCTTTGGCGTTTTCTTTCTTTAAACAACCACAACTTTTAGTTTTCCCACGGACTAGCCTTGCACTATTAAGTATTTTTTCATTCCCACAATCACATTTACATAACCAACATACATTTCCCCGTTTATCTTTATGTGAATATTCAATCACAGTAAGCCTATTAAACTTTTGCCCTATTAATTCTAATCGTTTAAATCTCAAGATTGTATATCTTTAGCTGTTACTATGTTAATAGCGTTTTCTTTCACCGCAACATCGTATTCCTCAGGAAGCTTTGTTATGAAAAGCCCGAGCCCTACCAATTCAGCTTTGAGCTGAGGTAAAAGCTCAGGCGGGAAATCTAACACAGCATCCAAATCTAAAGCAGCATCAACCGGAAGCAGGGCAGTGTACAACCCAGCCTCAACAAGTAAAAGGTTTATCTGTTCGCACCCAAGAAAATATATCCTATCTCCAACCCTGTAAAAATATGGGTCTGAAGGTTTTGGTCTTTCATCTTCATTCATATACAACCTACGCGACGCAGGAACAGTAGTGCGGGTAAATTGCACACTGGTAAAAGTAGGATCGTTAGGATCCAATGCCGCTTTGTACGTTATATAGTCAATTCCTTTATCATCATCAAAATCGTATATAGCAGCCGGTAATACAATATAATTACGCCCGGTACTAGAATCCACTAATACGTCAATATCCAAAAATGTGGCCAGGTGGGCACCGCTATCGGCCTGGCCGATATGTATCTTTCTTAATCGATCAGCATGAACAATGGCCCAATATGCTACCTGGGTAACGGTTACGTTAGCCTGGGGATGATTCTCCCTAATAGCCCTAAGAGCGTCAAATACTATATATCGTAATGTTGCTTGTGTCGCCATAATTACATGAATAATGCTGTTAGTTCTTTAACGTCCTTATCTGATACCTGAAGCGCAGTGGCGGCCTCACGACCTGCCTGTATCATCAAATACTGATACGCCTTCATTACTACCGGTTGATGCAATACTGGCGGAAACTCAACTTTGGTAGTTGTTGCTATTATTTTTGTAGGTGTACGAAGATGTATTATTCCTACTTTAGTATTCGTAGGCGCCGGACGCACAACCAAATATTGTGCAGCACCTCCGTCTGGATCAATAGTATTTATTTGTGTATAAGTAAACAAATCAAGATCCGACGCCAGTCCGGCATAACCTGGAGCAAAAGGATCTTCTGTAGCCCCGCCAGAATTAATAAGTGGAATAAACTTAGCTAGACGAGCCCCAGCCATTACATAATCAGTCGTACCACTTATAACAGGATTAGGATCAACACCTACTATCCTCCAAAGTTTTTCTTGAACAATGAAGACGCTTGTTAATGCAAGTTTAACAGCATCTTCGTCCGGTATAGTGGTAGGAGAGACTAATACTACAGTCAATAATTCATTAAATATGCTAGGAGCAAGTACGCCATTATCGAAAGCTTTATCGAACGCGGACATAATATATCTTACAGCCATATTTAAGGCCGGAGTATGATCATTTGCAAAACTATATCGTTCTGAATTCTCGTCATCGACAAGAAATTCAAGATCCGATACCAAATCAGATGCTATAAGCATATTATTAAGTGTTTACTGCGCGCCCAATAGCCTTCTTCTTGCTTGATTGTCTTCCAACTCTTTCGCATCGCGTACATATTGATCTCCCAACTCTGTGGTTAACAACTGTCTTAGTTCCTTTACTGGCACCCTATCGACTTTTGCTAAACCCATTTGATGGGCGTTACCAATTACCGATTCGTCAGTCATTGCTACAACCTGCTGCGCCGCTTTAACTCGAAATTCCCGATATATGGAATCTACAGTCATTGTTTCGTTTACGTTCTCAAAAAACTCAACTCGAAATAACGGATGTTCTCGTAAGAACTTTATTTCCGCCTTTAAGTGTGTAGTGAACTCACACGAATTAACAATGCTCTCTTCCCTACCATCTTTGCGAATGTCACTGGCCGCATATTGAAGCTTAATCAATTTATACGGGGGCATAACCTCTACGCCCTTAGAATTAAGATATGAGCCGATTACATAAAATACTCGTCTCGATGAAAATGTTACGCCCTCTTCTTGAAAATCTGTCTCAGGTACGGGCTTATACCTGGGCCTTCCTGGTCCGCCAAGAGCTTGTTGAGTTAATATCTGATCAGATAAAAGTTTTATCTGAGCCTGCATTAACTGCAACTCGGTTGCGTCTGTTGATACAACTGCTGGCGCTACTGCTTCAGCTTCCTTAATAGCGTTAGCCGCCTCTTCTAGCTTAGCAATTTTTTCTTGTAACTCCCTATTCTTCTTCTGCAGTTGAATTTCTTTTGCTGAAAGGGCTGCAGTCCCTTTTACGTTTTCGTTTTGTTCTGCCATCATTTTAAATTTATCACGTATTTAAAAAAAGCAAGGGGAGATTAATCCCCTCGCCCTATATCAATCCTTATTGAGGATTATGCGGTGTAATAAGATCACTTACAATACCGGTAGTGTCAAGATAGAAAGAAGACAACGGGTTGTTCATCTTCAAACTTAACATTCCCTGTATCCACCATTCGGTGTAGTCCTGAATAGAACCATTAGTACCTTTAGGCGACGTCTGTCCTACTTCAACAGGCTGGTAGCCTTTCATACATACTGGATGTATGGTTTCAGTATCAAGAACAAAAAGCCTATGCTGCCAGGTTACCGGGAAACAAGAAACTTCCTTAAATAACTCAGTAGCTACAGGTACAAAGCTCATATCACCAATCTTGTAGATACTCAAGTTGAGGTCACCAATTTTGGATTCGGGCTTGTAACGTAATCCGGTTTCTTTCCACGACTTGGACAATTCATACAGAAGAGCGTTCTGTGCAAAGATGAATCTAACTCCACCTTCAGATTTGTAGTCGGTTTCGAAAGCAAGAGCTTCGAAAGACTCCTGAAGAGTGGCCTTAGTTACACCAGAGGCACTAGCTGATCCAGCTGCAACCATGGCGGGGAAAATTCCCTGCATAGTCATAGCTCTATATGAGTTATCAGTGGTAGGAGCAGCTACGCCAGGAACAGCAATATCTACTTCACCCCTTTTACCATTCCACAATGAAATGAACATGTCTTGAAGTAACAGATCCATCTGTTCTTTCTTGTCCAAATCAAAATAGTTAGTGGTAGAAAGGTTTGCAAATTTCTGCATTTCCTTACGCGTCCAACGCTTATCACGATGCATCAACTGAATGTAGTTGTATCGCTCAATTTTGGACATCCTGTCATAATGAGTCAGGAAGTTCTGACCGTCAGCAATAACTGAAGTCTGGATTGAGAAATAATCATCTACTGCAACAGCTGTAAGGTTTGAAGCTCCGTTAAATTTCTTAACGTAAATGTGGTCGGCTACTGTGCCTACCGCGTAAACAATTCCTTTACTGTTGTCAGGGTATACGATAACCTTATTAATGGTTACGTTTGCGCATCCACCAGAAGTAAGAGTAATATCTTGTGTAGCTCCCGTTGCTGTAATAGCAGCGGCTTTAAGGGCAACACGCCCAAACGTTTTCTCAAGATAAGTGAACACATCATTGTCCTCATACTGTACTGGTTTATCCATAAGCAGCCGCAAAGCAGCATACTTCTTAGGAACAGCGTCAAAAATCTCGCGAGCAATCGCTCTGCGAATTAATAGGGTCTCGCTATAACTAAATTCCGTGGCAAACTCAGAACCTGTTGGCTGAAGGTTATAAGGTGCCGGGTATTGTACTGCCTGCGGATCAGGCGGACTAGGCGTTGCCACATAAGCAAGACTAGTGTTAAAAGAATCGGCCATAATATAAAAGTATTATAAAAAAAGTTTAAAAATTAAGTTAATTATCCACGCGCACTCATGAAACCCGTCGCGCTCTTCACTGCCTCCGAGACTTTATTATCCCCAGGAGCAACTGCTCCGCCGGTAAGTGGTCTCGCATCACTGCGTTCCAAAATCTGTTCACTAGCTTGAGATCTGCCAGCGGCAGTAAACTTAGCTACTATATCAGATATGGTATGCGATTGAGCAAGGATGGTTTCTTTTCCGTACTCTTGCATTGCAATACGCTCTGCTGCATCTGGTCTGTAAGTATTATCCGGGTTGAATAACGTTCCATGCAATTCGGCAGTCATTATGTTTCGTATCCTCTGTGTCTGAACCTCTCCTATATCAGGATTATTGGTTTTCAACTGAGCGATAGACGCCTCCACAGACTGATCAAAGTTTTGCTTTGACAGATCGGCAGTGCGCTGCTGATTCGCGATGTTATTGTTATAGGTCAACTTATCGGTGTCGTACCTAGTATTGGCCATCATTCGCAGGGCCTTATATTGTTGTTCGTCCATTTCCTTGAACTCGTCCTTATTGTATTTCGTATCACTGTAATGATTTATCAAATCCTGTTCTGGATAATCATTAAAACCCTTCTCAAAATTCAATACCCCACGCTGGGCAATATCTCCAATGAGTGTGTTGTAATCCCTATTATTTAAGGCCGCATCAAGTATCATAGACACTTCTGTTGGTAATGCTTTCAAAGAACGTTCATAATTATCAAGTGTCGCTTTTGTAGCTGAAGCATTAGATAACTCAGCCTTCAATTTATCGTACTCCTTTATAAAACCCTGAAGATCATTAACATCTTTAAGTTCTATATTAAAAGCATTCGCGAAACTCTTCACATCTTCAAATGAACTGAGGACTACTTCCTCCGTCCCGTCCTTCGGCTTGGCTCCATATACCTTCTTGCCGAATGGTGTTTCAACAATTATTGGCTCCATCCCAACCTCTGGTTGCACCGGTTTTGCCGGATCAGCAGCGGGTTGTGCTGGACCACCAACTCTTGGTGCTATCTTTGTTGGCTCTTTGGGGGCCTTCTCAGGCTCTACTGCCGGGGCCGCTTGTTGCGCCTCTGGTTTAGGTTCTCCCTTATTGCCAGCAATTTCATTAAGTTTTTCTGCTGAGACTAGCCCAGCTGCTGCGCCTAAAGCGCCCGTTCCACTACTTTCTTTTGGTTCTGCCATCGTTTTTTATTTTTTAATTAATTAAACACGTTTTAACAAAAGTAACTATAATTATAACAAGCACCAAAACAATTTAACGTTTCTGTGGCTGAGCCGCTTTCATACCCGAAGATATAATCTTTGTGGCACGATCTTTATCGGCATCAGAGTCTTCTCTGGCCTCTTGTCGTAACTGTTCTCCATATATAACTTGGCCAGCTTGTTCCTTAGCATTAGTCTCCATAATCATAGCATCCTGACCTGCCTGCTCTTGCTTACGCTTGGCTTCGGCAACCCTTCTATGGTAACTACGTAATTCTTGTAATGCTTCTTCATCTGTAGCCCGGCCTACAAGTACAGCAGCAGTCTGAGGATCAACCAAACCAAACTGTAGCCATTGTAATGTACGCTGATCGACATATAAACGCTCGGTATCCGGATCCACGCTTCTTACTAAGGCTGTTCTGAATTGCTCAGGCCTCATATCCTTAGATAATTTTAATACTTCCGCAGAATCTTCACCAACAGCATCTACTAATGAAGCATCGCTGTCAATATAATATCTCTTACCTGAGGTGGCAATATTCTGATAACACCCATTAAATATGGTGCCTATAGCCCCATAAAACGGTTCCTGCATTATAGTACCGCGCTGGATAGCAAGTTGCATAACTCCCACCAGCTGGTCCGGATTCTGATTACCCTTCAGGCCCTCATTAACTCCACTTATTTGTTCGATACCCAATCTGAAATTCTCTATAAGATTAGAGAAAACAAGGGTACTTTCTTTTATTCCTGCATCGTATCTACCAACAGCGTTACTAACGCCGCGAGCTTTGCCATGTACGCCTAAGGGATCTCCACGCTTTATTTTAATAGCAACCTCATCTTCACCCACATTGCCGAATAAGTCTTTATCAAATATTACACCAGCTCCACCGGCATTGTTAATTTGATTCTCCATTACAGACATGAACCTGTTAATCATCCTCTGTGGATTGATAACCACATCAACCGGAGCCATGGCTTCACCGTCCATATAGGACCAGGTACCACACTTATAAGGCGGCTCCATATTTGTCGGAGTATATAAATCAGGCTCTTGATATGGAAGCATTCCATGATCTAGCACTACATCTGTAGTGCCTTTTGAAGGATCATTCTTGCCAGTAGATAATAATTCATATGGTATAAATTTACAGTATCTCCACAAATCTACCTGAAGATCCCTGGTAATTTTTCCTCTTAATACTTTTTTCTGGTATTCGTTTAGTTGCGCTACCGGCACAAGATCATCCTTGGTATATCTTGGCTTGGTTTCGTTGCCATAGGCATAATTAATACGCTCCAGCAATCTTTGTCCAAACTGATCTGTTACATATCCAAAAGTATCAACCAGGGTGTCGCGCCAGGTTGAAGTGTATACAGGAACACGATAACGAACATCATATGGCTGGCCGGCGCTTTGTGTGCCCACGATCTGCGATACATATTCTTCAATTGATTCTCTTTCTAGTTGAGATATATTCTGATGACGTTCAAATACATCAGTGGCCATGGCATAATCAAACTCATAATAAAACTCTGCGTCAGAAAGATCTTCCTCAAGAGCCCCACGATCCCATCCGAACCTATCAACAGGCACTCTACGGAACTGCCATTCACCATTATGCGGAAAAGGGAATATCACACCAACACCACCGCAAGAAATATCTATGGCTAATTGTTTTTTAAACCTATCTAACCTGGAAGTCTTTGCTACATACCTCAATAACCTGTTCATTGCGATGACAAAACTATCAACATACGTATTTTCAAAACGCATTGCGATATCATCATCATCCTCGCCAGTTAGCATTCCAGACTCTTTCATGTAATCACCAAAACCTGGTGCTATCTTGGCCGCATCTCCATATACTTGCAGCCTGGCAAGTGATTTGTCTCTTCGGCTTTTAGCCATGGGTGAAATAGCTTTTACCTTTATGTCAAAAGTCATGCGCTCGGCATTACCTCGGTATTGCTCAACCATGGGCTGAATGAAATTCCTGGTTACTTTAATCCGGTTACGGTCCTGTCCGCTCTCATCTTTGAAGAAAGCTTCTGTATCTTCCTTGTTGATCCACTGACGATTCTTATAGAAACTAAGATTCCTGTAATACTTATAAATATGTTCCTGCTGTTTGTAGCCCAGGCCCTCGCCTATCACCCAGCGCCCATAATCCACATGATATTGACGACCTTTTTCTAATTCGGATGTCTCAATACGATTAGGTTTATTTTGCCGTGTTTGAATTATTTGTAACATGACTTTTATATATTATATATTATTTGTTTAAAGTCGTATAAAAATCTCTACTGAAGCCCATGCCCTGCTCTATTTCGTCCTCGCCTCTAGTAGTTACGCCGAACCCTTCCTCTAACTTAGATATGAGTGAAGGGAGTTCTACGGCTATTATTTTTGTAGTATCTACATATTTCTTACGATCCACATTATTATCTTCATCCTTGTAATCATCTATATTACACAGGTTTGTGTAATTTTTTAATATGGTCTCAATCATTATCCTGCCCTGCATACGAGCATCTGGCTCAAACCTGGACATCCGCTCAATAGCTACTGCAAACTTCTCTGGAAATTTCAAAACTAAAATGTCGTCCTTCGAAGCCTTGCTAGGAGTAAAGTTAGACAAGTGGAGCGCTTTGACGACTCTCTCCATGTCATTTTTGATATCAATAATATCAGAAGTGGGGTTAGCATAATACCATACAAATATCAATTCAGTAGCCGACAATGTTTCAAACTCAGGGATCCTTTTAAGCTCAGGATAATGACTCCTATAGTCTTCCGGCCTAACTTTGTACGGATCGAAAATTTTGCTCTTCCTCATTTTCACGCATGTTTTTTTGTTTCCTTACGGGTACTCGAATTAAATTATACTCCGAATCTCGCACTAATTCATATCTTATTTTAGCAGTTCCAGAACTTGTGCCTATTCTATACGTCGGCATATGGCTACAAGCCAATCTGGCAATGTACGCATATGTTAAAGAGTACAAAGCATCATCATAATGCAATACCTTATTAATAGCTCCCCAGGACTCTTTTCCGGTTTTGGGATTCATTTCATATGCAAAGGTAGTCAATTGATCGAAATAAACCGAAATATAAATATTCTGATGATAATTTCTAATTACTTCTGTCATATATTCAATGATACCATCTGCTCGCAAACCCTTGTTATCAATGCCTATCTCCCTGGTACCGCCAGTAACTTTAGCCGGCAACTGAGCAGTAAATATTAATGAATTAAGAAAGCCTTTTGCCTCTTTATAGTCACAATAGTTAGTTCCAATGTTTGCCTCAACCAGCTCTTTTACGCCAGCTTTAACCGGATTCTCCACATCATAATATAATCCCAGGCAAAGAGTTTGAAGGAAAACATATTTATGAGCATGCGATTTCCTGAAGTTCATTAGTGCTGATACAGTCTTAAGCTCGTCATCCCATATAGTACTTGATTGTTTTGAATGTCCTGTTTCTGTGGCAATCGGGTCTGTGCCCTGCCAATACCGGTTCACCCAACCCTTCTCAGGCTTCTGAAATATCATTGTTGTACCCTTTTCTTTAATATCATCTTCATCCAACGGAACAAATAGGGCATCAACTATCCGATACGGAACATCACTCTCTGGCGGCATGGGATCCGAATAATCATATACCGGCTCAAAATAGCCTACCACTGGCCGCATCCTGGGACCTACTGATCTGCATCTATCTAATCCGCCTTCGATTATATTCCTGGAAACCAGAGTACTGGTACCTGTTAGGAACATATCCTTGAATGTGGTTGGATAGTGTTGGTGGAACTGTACTTTTGAAGCCTCCAGGTCAATATCTTTCTCTACGGCCCTGGCACCATAATACCAGGCTTTCTCTTTCTCATATTCTTCCTTGCTCAAGCGCGTATGCCAGCTGAAGAACAGCGGAACAAATCCACTTTCAAACTGCTTAGCATCCCATAAACCCAGGATTTTGTACCATTCTTTCTCATAAGAACCTTTCCCTTTGTCCATTTCTCCTCCGGTTCCCCACATCCAGACCTGGCGTCTAAGCGCAAACTTACCGGTAATTGGATCATTCCAGAACATGGTTGGACGGCCTTCATTCAACATGGCCCCCAGGATACCGATGTTTCCGATTTCATCTATCAGAACCAGCTGCGGGGATCCTCCGTTAATGGCCGTCTTCTTTGGCGCCACTACGTCAATCCTGCTATCCGGATATCCTTTTTTACCTTTACCTGGCTTATCCGATAGCCAGAACCTGGTACCGGAGTCACTCCTTACTGGCGGCTGAAGCCACCTGGTCAGGGCCCCGAATGGGTATTTGATTTTATCATTGAAGATTTCTTCGGTAGTATCTCTATCCTCAGCAATAAACTTTATATAATAGTTATTATTAACAAGTAGCATCTTTAAAGCAACGATGCCCATGGCAGAAGTAAATCCAATCTGCCGGCCTTTTCCACCAATCACATTATACCTACAATCAAATAAATAGAAAATAACCGCATGATGCTCCTTAGCCCGGTAAGCCAAACTACCGGAGATCATATCCCCCTCCTTCAATTCTCCATACTTATTAGCAAAATATAGAGTATTTTCCTTTATTCTATTAAGCTCCCTGGACACAAACTCTCGCTTAGCGTCATCAGTTCGATAGTCTACAATGGTATCTTTATCTTGTAACCAGTTGTATGCCTGTGCTTTATATCTCTCAAATTTACTATACCTGGTTTTTTGTGGGAATGGAAAGAACACAATAGAATTTATCCAGTCTATAAAATCCTGCTTGTGATATATATTACTTTCCGGAAGCCAGTCGTCTTTCTGAATATGATCTTTGAACACGGCAAACTGTGAAGGATTATGAAATGGATCGTTTACCCAGCGTTCGGCGCTTTTCTTTTTGAGAATAAGCTGACTAGGGGTATGGTGCTCGTCTGGAACACCATCCTTTATATAACCTTCTCGGCGCAGTAGTTCTATCTGCTGCAGGTTAAGTAATCCTTTTTCGTATTGTTTGTAGAGGTATTCAAGATATCGCTTCTTTGATGCCCCAATCTCCTGTGCCAACGTTATCTTATTATACCGCGTTCCTGTTGAAACTTTATTCTCTCTAAAGTCTCTTCAAGGAAGACGATTTTCGACTTCAATTTTCGTATGTATTTTAAACCGGCCTGGACCGCATTGCGGTTGCCTGGTTCTGTTTGTATTTTTGCCATAGATTCCGGAAGGGTGGAAAAAGCATCTACGCCAATATCATCTGCAGGTATATTACCTACACATAAATCCACTATTTCGTTGAGATAATTTAATACCTCTACAGTTTCCTTCGTTTTAGCCATTACTTAATCTTGACGGTGAATTGAATTTCGGAGGCTGAATTAAAGAAAAATAATTTTCCATACCCTTGTCATACGCCTGCCCTCTAATCTTTCTACGATGAGCTGTCATTATTTCTCGCATGCTCGGAGTATTATTATTTACATCATTCCTTAAAACAAAAGCTTCCTGGTAAACAGGTTCCGGATCCGGCAACGGCAACTCTGGCTCAAGCATAGTATTATGACCAGGAACATTATGTGGTTCGTAATATGGTATTTTATCCACAGATCCTGTCAGTATTAAACGCTCAATAACTATCGCCGAAATGGATGTACCTCTTGCATCTGCCTCTTCTTTCAAAGGATATGCAATCGTATTAGGTATACGCACGGATATTTTAGTTGTTTCCATATTCAGTATAAAGGTACAAAAAATAAATTACACTACCAAAACTATTTGTCGGACAAACTAAAAAAGTGTAGGACAACTCTCTGTAAACCCCATGGAATGTTGTCGGACAGAGTGTCGGACAAATTGAAAATAATCCAAAAATCTCTTCCCCTCGCGCGCAATATATTGGGTAAAGTGAAAAATAATAATAAAAATAACGCCTGTTCAATTGTGTTTACATACGAGCGAAGCGAGTATGTAAACAGCTGTAGGGAGCGAAGCGACCGGAGGCGTTATAGTATTTCTTATATACGAAGTATATTCAAACAGTCTTCCGCGCGGAAGCAAGTGCGCGCGCGTACGCGAGGGAAAAATAAAATTTAAATGCACTTGTGTATGTCATTTTTTAAGTTTACCTTTGTACCGTAAAGTCTACACACATGAAAAAAACACCATTTGATTTGAAGCTGTACAATGAGATGTACCAGCTTTTTAAGATTGCTAACGATCAAGGTACCAATATCCCAGCAGAAGGTTTACGGGACCACTTTGAAATACCAGACCGAGTAGCAAGGTATTACCACTTCATGATCCGAAACAGCGACAAGGTAAAGAATAACATCTTATACCCAGCTGAAAGCAGATTAATAATTCCAGACATTCATGCTCCATTTGTCAGAAAAGGTTTTCTTGAACATTGCATTGAAGCATACCACAGATTCAATTGCACGAAAGTAACTTTCTTGGGAGACGTAATTGATAACCACTTCCCTTCAAACTACAGTGTGGATCCAGATGGAATGTCAGCAAAAGCTGAAACAGATCTTGCTATTGAAGTTTTACAGCCTTGGTATAACGCCTTTCCGAAAGCAGAAGTATGTATAGGAAATCATGACGCCAGGATCCACAGACAGGCATTCGATGCAGGCATTTCCAAGATGTGGATAAAGGATTATTCAGAAGTTATTAACACTCCTGGTTGGATCTGGGATGAGTTCTTTGACCATTATGATGTAAGATATACCCATGGAGACGGGCCTGGTGGAGGACTCAATGGAGCATACAATCGCATGATGAACTGGCGCTTTTCCGTGGTACAGGGTCATTGGCATACCAGTTCATACACTCGCTGGAGTGTATCTGAGATTGATAGACGATATGGATTCCAACTTGGATGCGGTATCGACCACGAAGCATATGCCATGGCTTATGGAAAGAAGTCAATGAGAAAGATGGTTATCGAATGCGGCGTCATACTTGACGACGGACGTATCCCAATTCATTTACCAATGTATCTTTAAACCAATTAGTTATGGAAACAATATTATATTTTGTATGGACACTTGCCGTTTCAATTATAGTGGCCCTTGTAGGGGGTCTAGGCGATGTAGTAGCAATCAGATTCCTCAATAAAACATTAACCAGGGCAAAGAAGTGGATCTGGAACATTGTTGAAATGTTTATTGTATTTGGATTTATCGCAGCTCTAGGGGCAGATAAAGGATTCCACTGGTTCCATATCGTAATCGCTTGTGCTAATTCTTGGTTTATTTGGCGAATTATACACGATGGCGTTATTGGCCTGGGCCTTAAAGGTGACTTCCTATACCTGGGCAAAGGTGCCTGGGACAGTAAGATGCTGGCTACATACCAGAACAGTAAGTGGTTATACTTCATTTTAAATAAATGCTTTCCATTTGGATTACTCATCGCATGGTTCTTTAACTATTAAGTATGCAAGTATTTAAAATTAAGACTATCCCATTTCCTGGTTTTATAACCATTATAGCCGGTCATTATTCTGAGGCGGTAAAAAATCTTAGTGATAGAGGATTCGATTCTGCAGAAATTATTGAACCTGGAGACCACGCCGTAACTATTGTCAATAAAACAGACAAAGGACGATCTATTGCAATAGTTTTTTTAACCGGCGCTACGGATTCAATTATTTGGCACGAATGTTTACACGCGTCTTGGTTCGTTATAGATACTTTTGAAATTAAAATTGATGTTGAGAACCATGAAATTTTAGCTTATATGCAGGGATATTTGTATGAACAGCTTAAAAAAAGATTAAAAATATAGGAATTCGCTTGCACAGGTCATTTTTTTAAGTTATTTTTGTACTGAATATTGCAGGGTGACTGGAGATGGTCCCAGGCAGGGCTCATAACCCTGAGACGCTCGTTCGAGTCGAGCCCCTGCCACTTTGATTTTGTTGATGCGTAAAGGAAGCTATTTTGGACCGCGACTCGTTATCGCGCATCTCCACGAAAAGTCCAACCGGCAGTTATATCCAGCAATGGTGACGTCAGTTCGGCTCTGGCCTTGGGGGATGTCTAAACTACCGACAGAAGGCTCACTTTGAGGAAAGTGTAAGTCCGTCGGTTATGGTTTAGACTTCCTCCCCCCTTGTAACTTGGGAGTAAGTTACCATGAAGTAAGATATGGGGATGAATGTTTTGACAGGTAGTAAGTACAATACGAAGAGAGATCAAAAGCCCAATAACTGGCGAAAAAGTTATAGCACTTCCGGATAGGTGGCTCAAGGTAGCAGCCTAACACGGAGCCTGGGGCGCTTCCGCTTTACCCCTCTTCGGAGGGCCGGGAGCGTTTCCCCAGGTTTGTTTCTAAATCTATACAAAAATGTATATAAAATGAAAAAAACAATCTTAGCTTTCCAGACGCGGATGCGTTTAATTACTTCTTTCCTAAATGGCGTTGATATCAATGCCGGTAAGATTAAAGACTACCAGACTTTAGGTAAAGAAGGCCTTGCTCTGTTTGAAGGGTTTATAGCTCAAACTAATGATGAGGAAGGATTCAAAAAGTTATCTCCTATTGAGCAGCAAACAGTTATGGCCAATAGACGTAATTACTCAGAAATGCTTTCCGAGCTGCAGCAAGAAATTCAATACCTTATGAATACCCGCCAGCCGCTGGCCGTCCAGGACTGCCTGCTTCATGCTACAACTGTTAACATGCTGCTAGATAAGCTTGTGGATATGCTTGGAGGACCGGATGGTAAACTCAAATTCCCGTCATTAAAATATGTTCGTGAAAAAGGTTGGGAGAAAACAAAATACAGTGACAAGCTATATAACTTGGCCACCGAGATCGATCTTCTTGTTGAAGATTTTGGAGATTTTACAGATGAGTTACCATCCTCTAAAGCAACGACTAGAGCAGTACTAAATCAAATTTATACATCCCTGGTCCAATCGCTGGCATGGCTGAACAGCGAGTATGAGAGATTTGAAAAGGACGGGATGCCAGAAGCGAGAGAGTTTAAATTACCGGAAATAGCTGTGCCCAAAGTACCACAAGAAGAAGAGGGCGAAAAGGATCGGCCTGAAGATAATAAATAATTCTCTCGCTTATTTAAAAAAATAATAATGAAATTCAACAAAAGACTTTACAAATGTTTATGGAGGGATAAGGTTGACCTACTGTTCTGGCTGGCAATAATTTTCTTCTTCGTGTATTCACAGGTAGATAATCATGATGTAAGCGGAGTGCTTGTCGTAGTAGCCTTTTACATATACAACGTTATGATCCGGCTCAATCATTATTGGCAGGACCGGGCCAAGATGTTCAAGTATCTACAGAGTAGGGGCATAAATGTTAATGTGATTCTTGACCAGGAAGACTTATGAGATTCTACACAACACCGTGGTTACCGCCTCTTTGCT